ACATTTATACTCTTCTTTTAGATTAACAACAAGAGCAAATGATAGATCAGACTCTCCTTCACCATACTCATCTATGCTAGATAGATCAGTACCGCTCCAGAATGCTGACATTGTATGATGACTATGCCACCAACAGAATCTAAAGTTATTATCCTTGTATTTTACAGCCATTTCTGTATAGTATTTAGCTAATTCTTCTTTATCAAGGTCACATGTAGTACCACCAATCTCTTGTGTTACTATTTGTGGGTTTTCTATTAGCCAATCACCATCTTTATCTTGAGTAACTACAGCCATACCACCTATTTCAGCTTTTTCACTATGATAAGCAGCTTTAGCATAGTTTATTATCTTATCCCAACAGTCTTTTAATATATATACTTTCATTATTCCTCCTCATTACGTTCGTTAATATCTTGTCTAAGTCCCTCTAACCATTGATCAGCTTCTGGTTGATGATTTGGCATTTCACCACCATGAATATTACCTGTTGATGTATTTACACCACCCATTCTAGTAGCCCATTGCAAGGTCATTTGTTCAGCTTGTTCTGGTGTTACTGGTTCAGGATGAGCATTCTTATAACTAGGACATTGAGATCTAAATGTACATTCTTGAACATCACAATAATCATTATCTCCATCTGGTTCATAATTACAATGTCGCATATCATTTGTACCAAATACCTTTCTATATTCTTCAGATAGTTTAGCTGGTTCACCATGATACATTTGTTTAATATTATTATGTGGACCTGTTATATTAGTGTAAGTTGTAGCCCAATTAATAGATTGCATTACAAATGAAGCCATATCATACTTACATAATGCATTATATATATCATTTGCTTGATCACCATAACATACATTATTACCAAATATACCGCTAGCATATGTTCTGCCACCAGAAATAAATGGATAAGATAAATATCCTTTATCACTTGGTTGTTCTACCTGACCTAATGTTTGAACACTAAATCTTGGATTATCATAATTAGAATTTGCAGTCATAGTTCTTAATGGATATGTTATATTATTTATATATAAATCTGTGCTACACTCTATATTCTCTATATGTTTAGCTTCGCTTTCACTATTTCTACCTGATGTCATATATATTTTCATTGTACCTGGTCTTATCCTAAGTGTACTTACTAACATATATCTTTGACTAGAACGTGATGTTGGATGAACAAATAATTGATGATACATTTCTTGCATACATTCTATATTATCTATCAATTCATCAGCCATTTCTATCTTTTCACACATATAATTAGTATACAAGTTCTTTCTTTCAACAAGAATACTTGGGTCATCTAACCATACTTCACCAGAATATCTTAAATTATACAACATACCATCAATAGATCTTAAAGTTCTACGTATATCTTCCCATATACTATTTCTAAACCAGTCTTCTCTGCTTAAATAGTTATACATACCACTAGGTTTTCTATTAAATCCAAGCCCTTCCATCATAAGTTCATTTACTCTTTGATAAGAACCACGCTTCCATTTAAATGTTTTAGTTATTTCTAAATTACCTCTATGTCTACTATTAAATCTCTGTAACGCTTCCATTACTTCGGCTTGAGGGCCATAATATATATGTTCCCCAAGATCACCAACTTCTATTTCTTCTATGCATTGTTCAATTGTACCATCTACAATGCAGTCATAATCTCTAAAATTCATATACCCTCCAAGGTTAATTAAAGAGAGAATGCCTCACGTACCAGACGCTTCTGGACTTACATCTCTCTTTAAAGTTATTTATTTACTGATCACCACCAGATTTATTGTTATTAACAGCTGCAACAATATCACCTTCTTCAATAGCATGAGTATTAGTTACAGATACTCCATTAACAGCAACAGATGAGCCAGTAGTTATATCATCTGGAAACTCAT